CTGTACATATAAAGACTGATGTAACTAGAGAGCTACATATATATACAGAATACAAAATATACACAAAACACACAGAATAAATACAAACCACAAACCACATATATACGAAATAAAAAATAAAAAAAAACAAAGCAAGCAATAAGAGAACACTGAGTGTATGGTTGCTTACTAAAGATAGCTATACATTTAAAAAGGGGTGTTGTGTTCTTAGATATTAACCGAGAGGGGATGGGTTATGATACGAGGAAATTACAGAAAGCAGCCGGTGGTTATTCAGTGTTTAGAATGGACAGGGGTTAATCTTGGTGAGGTTAAGAAATTCACAGGAGATTCTTTCTTTCTCGATTATTCAAAAGCAGTATTTAAGGGTGGCTTCTGGGAGAATATAGAGGTTAAGATTATAACCTTAGAGGGCGTTAGTTTTAACTTGAGAGTTGGGGATGTGATAATTAGAGGCGTTCAAGGTGAACATTACGCTTGCAAGCCTGACATCTTTAAACTCACTTATGAAAGAGTTGAATCTGAGGTGGTTACATGAATGAGATAAGTTTGAGTGAGATACAAGCTGTAGAGAAGCGTAGGGAGGCTGAGAGAGATAGAATTATGGACATCCCACTAAGGCCTGATTGTAAGTTGAGTGTTGCCATTGATGAGTTTATAAAGCAGAAGAAGGTTTCTGATAGAAAGAGATACGGTAAGAGTTTATTTGATGGCTTAAATGATCTGGGAACTCTTATTAATGGGAAGCTTAGATGACTGAGCCTATCACTACAGAGAAGATTAGAGAGATTGTTTCTGAGTTAGAGAAGAAGTCTTGTGATCATATTGTTTTAGATCCTGTTAGACTTGGTGAGTTTCTCAGTAATTTTGAGGATGGCGATAAGTTGATGACTAGAGAGGACTTTTTTAATGAAGACATGTGATGAATGTGGATCAATAGTAGAGGTTGTTTACAGCAATGATGTTTTGGGTCATTATGAGTATCGCTGTGATGCTTGTGATTATATGTTTGAGGAGTAGATTATACTCTATGCCCATTAAATGCCATAATCATGGGAAGTAGTATTTCGAATATAGGATTATCTAATCCTTTCAGCAATTTAACTTTGTAAGGGGGAAGAAAGGCATATAAGTCATCTTCTACATTTAGTGGACTGTCTATCATTTCGTACTCTAAGTTTTTACCGAGATAGTTCATAGTAAATCCACGATTTGATCTGCTTGAATCCCCACCTTAATGCTCCAGAATAAGCTAAAGTCAACATTGTCTATTAATTCAGAAGTGTTCCACATCATTTGGTCTAATTCTAATTGCTTCCCTAAGTAGTTCATCGCTCCCCCTAGCTATAAAATTTATGATACAATCTATTCCAAGCCTCTATTAGCTCTTTCTTAGATTTAGTACAACCTTGCATGTTTAAAGGACAACTTAGACAAGATACTGTTTTATCTTCTTCGTAGTATTCGGCCTCTGTACCGCAATTAAGACAATTTGCTACTCCATTTTTCATAGTTCACCTTCTTCTAGCAACTCATGAGGAGGATGCCATTCAACTTCTTTCTTTATAGCCTCTAGTAGGCTTTCTCTAGTTGGGTTCGAGCAAGCAAACTCCATAGTGAAGTTCTCAATGCTCATCCATTCATTCCAGCAATTTGTTCCACAATTAAACGTTCTTACTGTGCCTGTGTAAGCATTTCCTTCTTTAAAGATCTTGTATTGTATCGATTTCATCGCTCCCCCTAAAATGTAGAGGGGCAAGGAAAAAGTAATCAAAACCTTACCCCTCAAGTGATAGAAAAGCCGTACGCGCTCCTCTATCAATATTGTTTAATTATTTCACCTTTTCAGCCAAGTTTAAGAAAGGTAAAGGTGAAACGTCTTCAGGATCCATGATAATTAAATGATTCCCGTTCTGGATCTTAGTTAAAGCCCCCATGCTCTCTAGTTTAAGGTAGCCATCAAGTGTTAATACTTCAATGACTCTCTTGTTAGCTTCCGCTTGAGCATTCGCCTTAACAACAATAGATTCAGCTTCAATTCTAGACGCTTCTAAGGTTGCATTAGCAGAAATAAGAAGGACTTCACGTTTCCTTTGAGCATTAATCTTAGCAGCTTCTAAATCAGCATTAGCAGAGATTAATAAAACCTCCTTTTTCTTTTGAGCTTCAATGATTTCTGATCTTTTATCAGCCTCAGCTCTAGCTTCTTTGCGTTCTTGGTCTACTTTGAACTTTTTAAGCTCTTCTTTTGCTTTTTCTGCCTCTTGAGCTGCTTTTTTCTTCCTTAAAACAGCATCAGTGATGATTTTTGGTAGAATTACGTTTCGAATCAATAAAGCTTCTACTTTTATGCCTTTCCTGGACAATGCAGACATAGAAATCATCAATTCAGTCTGGATTCTTTGCTGAACACTCTGAATATAGAAATCTTCTGCCTTTTCAACGGTCTTTCCAAGCTCTCTTAGCTGACTTCTAAGTAATGGTAGCATATGAACCGCCATAACTTCGCTAGGTGTGCCAGTCTCTTTCAACATTTCAGGCGCTTTCTCTTTAATAAGCCTATATTGAATAGAGATATCAAAGGATGTGATTAATTGATCCTTAGAAGGCACTCCCATTTGCTCTTTTTGAGTCTTTTGCTTAGAATCAAATAAAGTTACTTTCAAAAAAGGATTTACAAAGTGCATCCCCTCACTAAAAGGATCTTTCTTGACTTTCCCAAACAATGTCCCCACACCAACGTTTCCTGCTGGAACAGTTTCTATAAAGGAAGATAGCATCATAACCGCAATTAAAATACTAGTTCCCACTAAACCCATCTTTACCCAGCTTACTCCTTTTTCGTTCCCCATCTGCTTACTCTCCTTTGTTTTTGTTTTCCCGTTATTAAAATTCTTCAATTATGCGAGTATCCCAGAAAGTTACTAACTTCATTGGAGGACCCCATTTCTTTTTCCTTCTACGCTTATTTAAAGTTTTGTATTTACTAGTTCTCACAAGAATGCTCCTCCATACTTAGCTCTTGAACGTCTAAGCTGAGAATCTCTTCTTTGGAAATCAATTTCGAATCCAACAGATTCTTTCTCTTCTTTAATGATTCCGACCGCTTGGTAAGCATTAAACAGTAAATCAGCAGAATTTTGGTCTCTTAATTCCTTCTTTAGCTTGATTAACTCTTTTTTGGTTTCAAATAGCTCTTTAGAAGCTCCATTAGTTTGTGACTTTAAGTCCTCAATGTTCTTTTGAAGCCCTTTTATAGCCTTTTTGTAGTCTTCATTCTTATGACTTAGCCTATCTACTTGTTTTTGTAGCTTTGATTTAAACATCACTCCCCCTCTCTAAGCTTTGCTTGCTGTTGTGAGTTTATTTGTAGCTCGTATTTCTTGATTATTGCGTCTTTTTCTTTAAGCTTTGCTTGCTGTTGTGAGTTTATTTGTAGCTCGTATTTCTTGATTATTGCGTCTTTTTCTTTAATTTCTGAACCACGGTCACAAATATTCGAAATTACAGCTAGAAACACGATGCCCCATAAAAGCATTCTCATAGTATCCCCTTTATTAGTTCATATAGCCCATAGGCCACTTGTTTGCCGATAATCAGCATTAAAAATAACCCTAGCAGAACATCGATTCGTTGTTTCAATGTATTAAGCTTTTCTACCAATGCCGCTAGGGTTAATAGTACCGCTTCTAGTCCGTAAGAAGCATATTTATAGTTTTCTAGCACCGTCAACAAATCCCCTTAAAAAGTCATCGTTATCCGTGTTTTGAGAGAGATTTAGTCCTACAACATGCCCTTTCGCATACTCTTCTGACTCTCCTAAAGATATTCTAGTGTCTTCAATGATTGTACGGTTAACAGCAGTCACTCCAAAGTTAGCATTGACAATAGTCTCGTTGTCTCGAATAGGCGTTGAGAATAAAGCATCTGCTAGGAACTCATCACGCAGTATTCCACGATTCTTAGCACCAGTACGCAACCATTCTAAAGTAGAACGAGGAAGCTTTATTTGTGCAGTTACTAGCCTTCCTGGATCAGTGTTTCTTGATACTTTCTTTTTACCCATTTTATTTCCTTTATCTTGTTTTAAACACTTTATTTCGGTCTAAACCTCCACGCTTTTTATGAGAGTATTTACCTGTCCTCTTATACACAGCCGCACGGTTCTTGGATACTGTACCCATTAAGGGTTTCTCTAAAAGAACTACTGCTGCTAGCGAGTGGGCAATGACGCAATCATCGTGGTTTTTCCCAGTTGCACCCATGCGAGAACTCATGCCCGCATCTAATCTAACAAATGTTTTCATTTCTTCAAAGAGTTTTTTACTTCTAGGCTCAATTTCTCTTTCCCTCATTAAAGAATTCAACGCATCAATCATTACTGGCTTCGTTGATACTGTAGTCTTCCAGCCGAGTTTCTTGATTCTTTGATTGTTCGCTTGATCGTATCGGACTTGTCTGTAAATATTGGGGTAATGCAAGTGTTTTTGAAGCCTATTTAACACTGAGTCTCCCATATTGTTTATTTCTGGGATAAGTAAAGCAGTATTGTACCACCTTCCCAGAGAATTAAGAATATTTGAGAACAAATCAGTATCTATGTGGGCTCTAAACTCTGCAACTTGTACTTTAGTGGAGCGCTCATACACTGCAGCAACACTCCAATCATGCTTCTCTAAGCCTTCAGCAATGTCCGCTCCAATGACATATTGACCTCCAGCTTTAGGCTTTTGAAAGATCTTAAGCATTCCTCTGTCATTAGGGTAGAATACGCCTTTACCAGTTAAATCACCAAGCTGGAAACGATATTCTGGCTTGTTTAAGTAGTCTGCAATCATTTCTTGGTTGAATACGGTGTGCCCAGTAACAATAAATGCTTCAACATCATTACGAGGATACTCTTGCTTGAACTTTAGTAAAGCCTCCGTTCCTTGCGCTTCTGCTCTTCGGTATCGCATGTCGTACCAAGACTGGTCTCTACTGGGGTCGCCGTTCCATGAGATGAAGTTACATTTGAATCCGTTTTGACCGTCTTTACCCGCTGCCCAGGTTGCTTGAAAAAACTTGTCATAGCCGTTAGCCGTACTGATAATGATAGCGGGTCCACCTGTTTTCTCCAATGTCGGTTCTGCTGCTGTCCAGATTGTTGGCGCATCTACCATGAACGCAGCTTCATCCATGATTAACATGTTTAAAGTGTCAGAACGACCAGCTTCAGGGTTGGCAGATTCAGCCTTCATTTGTGATTCTACACCTTTAAGCTTTAAAAGCAAGCGATTTGATGTCTCTACGGGGTAAAGATTATCACGTATAATAGAAGGGAGATGATCATACATGAACTTAAGCTTGGCAAGGGCTGATATCGCTGCCTCTTCCTTCCTGGAGACAACTAGTCCCTCGAAATATTTCTGTTTCAGCATATGCCATAAAGCAAAAGCTAAAGCAAGCCAAGTAATCCCAATTTGTCGGCTTTTAAGGGTCTCGTTAAGTTGATTCCCCATCCATATACTAATTTGATCTTTTTGTGCTGGCCATAATTTAAAAGGGATAGGTCGCCCAGCTTTTTGATCTTTTAGCATACAATAGTTTTCAATGAAAAATATACAATCGTCCATTGCCTTAACCCAGTCGTCAGCAGCTCTTTCTAGCTGGATATCGAGCAATTCGTCTTCTTTTTGGCTACTCATGTAACACCTCGTTTCATTTTTTTTCTTGACATGTTTTATATCATGGTTATATGTGTAACACAGTATACACTTTTAAATCAAATCAAATTTAGAGGGTAGATAATGGTTGACTTAAAAATTAAGAAAAAAGCTAGGATTGAACAAGACAATCGAGCTAAGTCTCTGTACTCCGAAAAACCGATCATCTTTCCCAGAAGAGATATTCCAGAAAAAGTGGCTGATTATGTATCAGAATATGAAGAATCTAAAGATTGGCAGAGAAGGAACTATGAGGAAGACTGGATTAGAAACTCAGCAGACTTCCAATCTATCCCAGGAGAAATATTTAAGCCTTGGGCTGATGCAAATGACTATTTCATGCCTTCGACAAATATTACTATTGAGAATTATGTGGCAAGATTCATGGAGTCAATCAGAGGCGCTAGAGAGTTCATTTCTTGTCGTCCAAGGGGGCGAGACGACATAGAGAGTGCAGCGATTGATGAACATCTATTACGTTACCAGTTTGAAAACGAAATGGACGGATTTAAGAACTCTGAACTAAATTTTAGAAATAAATGTATCTATGGAACTTCAATAAGCACTGTTCCTTATGTTATTGATGATAGACAAGTCAAAGTTGATGGAGTTTTCCTGTTTGATAATGAAAAAGACGCTTTTGTCATGGAAAGCGCAGAAGAGCAACCAGAAGAATCTTTAAGAGGGCCAAAAGATTTCTCTGATTTATCAGAAGATGAAATTGATATGATTCTTGTCTCTAGCCCTTCTTTTGAAATAAGAGATTTGTTCGAGACTGTCAGAGTTAAAGATGGGCCTCAACTAGAAGTTCAGGACATCATGAATGTTAAGATTGATCCTAATGGCGGGGATGATATCGATAAACATCAATTCACTTACATTGAAACTGTTGAAACGTTAGATACTATTAGGCGTAAAGTAGCCCAAGGGATCTATGATGAGAAGCAAGCTGATATGTTAGCTTCTACTTTATCTGATGATCAAGAGTTAGTTCCATCTGATGAGAATGGCGCTATTCGAAGACGTAATGCCGCTGAAGGGATCAGTGATGAGAACTACGGTATTAAAGGAGGAGTTAGGATTTGGATTAGATACGGTAGAGATGTTCTGCCGGATTTAGACCTAGAAGTAGAAACGATCAACATTATTGCTAATGGTAAGTATTTATTAAGAGCTCAAAAGACACCATTTGTTTATAAGGGAGTTCCTTACAGACCTATCCTTGTAGATAGATTTATCCAGATTCCACACAGATTCTACGGAATGGGTATCGCTGAAGTCTTGAAGGACCTTAACTATCTTTTAAACCATTTAGTTAACCAGGTCTTAAATCATGGGGATATCAGCAACTCTCCTACTTTAATTTATCCTCAAGATGGACAATTCGATCCAACTACAGCTATTAATGGCCCTGGTCAAACGATTGCTTCAGATAATAGCGACGGGTTTAAATTCTTAATCACCCCAGATATTAAAGCTTCTCAGGTGCAAATGATTCAGTTTGTAGAGAGCTTTCTTCAAAAGTCATTAGGGATTGCTGATTTTTCTTTGCAATCATCAGACGCTACAAAGACAGCACATGGGCTAGCAAATCAATTAAGAGAGCAGAATAGAAGAATTGATTTCTACGCCAGCAAGTCACATGAGGATTACTACCGTAAAATGTTTGAGATCGTTTTAAAAATGGATCAAACGTTTATGGACGATAGAGAAATTCGATTAATCTCAGATAAGAGAAGCTGGGAATTTAAATGGATTGAATCTAAAAAAGTGAATCCAGAAGTTGATATTAGGATCTTTGCTGACTCTGTTACTTCAAGTAGAGAGTTCGATCAGATTAAATGGAATACATTATTGCAAGTGTCTCAACAAATTGTTGATCCAAACACGCAAGCACCTAAATATAATACGGTTAAGATTACAGACCAATTATATAAAGCATTCGGGGAAGAGTATCCTGAAGTTTACCAGACAGAACAAACAGTGCAACAACAAGATCTACCTGGAGAAGAAGAAGGGCAAGGCGGTTCATTACAGGGAGAAACTCCTGGGATTGAAGGGCCTAGTCCTACAGAGATCAATGCAGGTGGATTAGGGGATTTGGATTCACAACAATGATTTATAATTTAAGACCACAATCGAAAGCACAACTTGAAGAATTGCAATCTTCTTTAAAGCGTCTTTCGAAAGAAAGCCTTCATTTCCTGATTAATCAAGAACTGAGAGCTAGAATTGATAGCGTTCGCAAAAGCGAATCTAATGCAGATGAGAAGATCGGAGCGATCAACCAGCTAATGGACATTACTGATTTCTTCAATGGTTCACTTATGAATGAGTTGAACCAGATGATAGGAAAATATGATGTCCATGAAGAAAGTGACACAGCCACAAAAACGCTTGAAAAAGCAAAAAAACAAGAAGAATTCAAAGCGAGAGTTCTAAAAAAATAAGGATTTAATATGTCAAATGAATCTATTTTAGCTTCTGTCGATGATGAGAGCCTACTAGCTTCGCAATCAGCGGATGAACTAGAGAAACTTATTAATCAGAAGCTACAAGAAAGCCCTCCAGAAGAAGAGGAGCCGTTACAAGTAATTGAAAGTGAACCTGAAGTCGAACAACCCGAGGAAGTTCAAGAAGCTGAAGAAGTGGAAGAACCTCAAGAGGAAGTCGCTCAGGAAGTTGAAGAGGATGAAGAGGACGATGAGGGCGATGAAGAGCTGAGAAATGCTCCTATCCCTGATCAGAATTTTCAATCCGTTATGACTCAGAATCAACAATTGATTAATGAGTTAATCAAACGAAAAAACCCTTTACCAGAATCTACAGACATTAATCCTAGTAAGACTAACGATGAGCTGCTTGACGACTTATCCAAAAATCCTAAAGCATTTATTGAGGATATCCTTAATGAAAAACTTCAGGGTCAAAATGCAGATATCCAAAAACTCCGCAAGGAGCAAGCTTGGAATGCTGCAATGGGTAACGAGAGGTTTGCTAAGTTAGCCCCTAAGATTAAAGCTCTGCAAGATGAGTTCCCTAATATTTCATACGGCAATGATTTGAAAACTTTAGAGGGATTTATGCTTATGGCAGAAGGAATGAAAGCTCAAGAGAATACGGCGAAAGCTGCTAAGAAAGAAGCAAAGGCTGCTAAGAAAAAAGCGAAAGCTAAGAAAGTAGCCTCTTCTATCGCTCCTGGGTCTAAACCTGTTCCTGCTAAGAAAGCAAAAAAACCTCAAAGCATGTCATCTGCTGAACTTGAAAAGGAACTTATTAGATTAGGCGCTGGTATCTAATTTAAGGAATAAAGAACATGGCTGATCAAAAGACAACCGATGCTGGAGTTGCCTTTCTTTTAAAAACTTTTTACGATATGAAGTTAATTGAAAGGCTCGAACCTCAATTGCATTTATATCAACTAGCTCAAAAGCGCCCTATCCCTTCAGGAGCAGGTAAAACTATTGAGTTTACTAAATACAACAACATGTTGCCAATGACTGCTGACAGTAACGAGCTTAGTTCAACTCAAGTTTACGTTTCTGGTCAAACTATCAGTGCAACATTGACTACTAGACACCAATACGTTCAGTTCTCTTCTATGTTGAAGACGACTGCAATCGATCGAAACTTGCTTGACGCAATTAATGTTTTGGCTGATTCTGGTGCTAGATCTGTTGAATTTAAGATCAGAGAAAAACTAATCGGAATCGGATTTGCTAACAGATCTTCTGTTGCAAATGCTTCCATTAACACTTCTCACAGTAACATCAACTATCAAGGGATCATCACTGGTACTTCTGCGCAACAACACCACAGAATTTACAGTGACTTTGCTCTTTTGAACGACAAAGCGCGACTTGGCGCATCTGCATCTATTACTGATACAGTTGCTGGTTCTGCAATGACTGTTCGAACTGTTGGTAACGCTGTAACATACTTGGAAAACCAAGATGCTAAGCCTATGGATGGTGTCAACTTTGTAATGCTTGCTAACCCAACTACTGTTGATCAGTTGATGGTAGATCCTGCATTTAAGACTTGGAACCAATTCGGTAACGCAGACAAGATGTTCAACAACGAAGTAGGTATGATCCGTGGGGTTCGAATCCTCAAGTCTACCTTCGGTTGGAGATACGTTTATTCTGCTGCGCCTTGGTCAACTGCTTCTGGAGCTTTAAACGCTTCTCTAGTTGTTGGTAAAGATGCTTTTGCTGTTACAGAAATCAATGGCGGGAAAGGCACTAAAGGTATCGAGCTAATCGTGAAGAATTCTGGCTCTGGAAACACTACAGACCCTGCAAACTTAATCCACACTGCTGCGACTAAGTTAGTAATGGCTGAAGCTATCTTGAACAAGTCTTCTGCTGCTTGGATTTTAACTTCAGACAGAGCGGTTTCCTCTGGATCTTAATTAACCTAATAGAGGGGTGGGAAACTGCCCCTCTTACTTTAAGGAGCAAATATGCAAATTATTAGAGATGGTGTTAAGGCCCCAGTAAGAGAGTATCGAGGATGTCTTTTGTTTGAATATAAAGGACTAAGTACTCTTGATGTATACGAGAAACATGAAGGCGACCAAGTAATTAAACTAATCGCTAAAAACAACG